AACAGCGGGTCACAATTTGTGCAGGACTTAGACAGCCGATATGGCAAAGCACAACGCGGTATGTGGCGAGCCCGTTCCTACATTTACGGCCAAGCAACTAAGGACATTCTTGACGCCATTGAGGAAGTCATGAAGTCCGTAAACAGAAACTTGGTTCAGTAATGGCTGTATTTATCCCTATTATCTCTGAGTTTAATTCCAAAGGAATTGACCAGGCTAAAAAGGAATTCGCAAGCCTTGAGGGTGCCGGCAAGAAAGCCCAATTTGCTATTAAGAAAGCAGCCGTACCTGCAGCTGCTGGACTGGTCGCTGTAGGCGCTGCATTATTTGATGCCACTAAAGGCGCTATAGAAGATGCCGCTGCACAGGACAAACTTGCGGGTGTTCTCGAGCGCGTCACGGGCGCTACTGACGCTCAGATAAAAGCGAATGAGGATTGGATATCCGTACAAGGCAAAGTTCTAGGTTTTACTGATGACGAACTAAGGCCCGTGATGGGTCGTCTGGTCAAGGCAACTGGCGACGTCACCAAAGCGCAAGAATTAGCAGCGCAAGCAATGGATATCTCAACGGCATCGGGCAAGCCATTAGAAACAGTTACTGCAGCTCTTGAAAAGGCTTACGGCGGAAACATGACCGCGCTACAGAAGTTGGCACCTGAATATCGAGACATGATTAAAGACGGTGCAACCTTTGAAGAAGTCATGGCCTTAATGGCTCAGACCACTGGCGGTGCTGCTTCTGATGCTGCCAACACTGCACAAGGCAAATTTGAACGCCTAGGCATTGCGCTATCGGAAACCAAAGAGTCAATAGGTGCAGCTCTTTTGCCAGCCATTGAAGCGGTGTTGCCGTTCTTGGTGCGTATGGGTGACTGGGCAGCGGAACACCCAGAGATTCTTTTAGGCATCGGCATTGCTATTGCCACTATCGCTGCAGCCATTGTTGCTGTCAATATCGCTATGGCCCTAAACCCATTCAGCCTTATTGCCATTGCCGTAGTTGGTTTAGGCGCGCTACTGGTCACGGCCTACAAAAAATTTGAGCCATTCAAAACTGTTGTAGATGCTGTTTTTGGTGGCATTAAGTTTTGGATTAACAACGTCACCATTCCTGCATTTGAAGCCATGTACACAGTGGCTAAAACAATCTTTAACGGCATAGCCAAAATCTGGAACAACACTTTTGGCAAGCTCTCATTTAATATCCCAGGCTGGGTGCCAGGCATCGGCGGTAAAGGATTTGACGTACCTAACATTCCAATGTTGGCTGAGGGTGGAATAGTCACAGGGCCAACGTTGGCAATGATTGGTGAAGGCAACGGCCCAGAAGCTGTCATACCGTTAAACCGCATGGGCGAATTTGGCATGGGCGGTGGTGGCGGTATCACTATCAACGTAAACGGCGGCGACCCTCAAGCAGTGGTAGATGCCCTAAGGCGCTACAACCGAAGCAACGGCCCACTGCCGGTAACGGTTTACTAATGGCTACCGCTTTTCAATGGAAGGTAGATTTCCTTTCCGCTAGTACATGGGTAACGCTGCCAAGCGTCCAGAACATCAACATTTTTCGTGGCCGCCGATTACAGATTGACGACTACTCAATTGACACCATGACAGTGGAATCTATTTTTCCGTCTGCCTGGACAACAGCACCAAAACTTGGTGACAGGATTATTGCTTACATTTACAAGCCAGGAGTAGTGGAAGGCCAAGAAAACTTTGCTGCCTTTTGGGGTCGAGTTCGTGACGTTAAAATTGACTACGGCATTGTCCCTAATGACGACAGGGTCACTATTGAATGTGAAGGCATCCAAGCCGATTGGGGCCGCGTACAACTAAACAACTACGCACTAGCCCAAGCTGTTACAGATGCTCAAGTGTCCCAAGTAGGAACCACTGTTGGTTTATCTATAGCGCCTTTTACGGGTCGTTCTATTGGCAGCGCTCAAACTTACACAGGCAACGCTTACAACTTAATTAACACAATTACCCGCACCGAAGAGGCGCGAATGTTTGCTGGAAGCCTCACCTATCAAAGCACCCCAAACATTTACTGGTTTGGCAGGAACACCCCGAAGCAGACAACGTTTGACTGGAATGACGGCACTGGCGCTAGTTCTTTGTATCAAATGAAATACGAGAAAATTGAGTTTCGAAGCAGTGCCGACAACTACTACACATCGGTAACTATTACACCGGCAGCTGTAGCAGCTCAGACCGCCACCCTAGGGGTAACCCCAATTTACGGTTGGGACAAAGACACGCTGGACTATACGACAGGCCAGGCTTCTGACCATGCCCAGTGGGTGTTAAATAACTTTCAAACCAAAGACCAAACTTTGGCTTCTATTACTTTTACTGATGTTCAGCAAACCGTGTCTGGTTATCCACCACCAAACAATTTCAACTTTGACGTTGTCCAAGTTATTACTAGCGCTATTAACTGTTTGGGCCGTATTTATTTTCGCGGGCAAACTTTTAATACGATTCTTGAAGGTATCTCGATTAGCACTACACCTGAGCAGACGCGGGTTACGGTGTATATGTCTGGGCAGGACACCAACGCATATCTCATTCTCAACGATGCCATCTACGGCAAATTAGACAACAATAAGTTAGGATTTTAACTATGGCTATAAACACCACATTTACTACAGGCGCAGTGCTGACGGCGGCACAAATGAATAACCTGCCGTGGGGCATAGTCAGTCAAACACAATCTACAACTAGTTCAGCAAACGTATCTGTTGAAACTTTGCGCCTGACTTCTGCATCTTTTACTGCTGTAGCAAACCGTTATTACCGCATTACATACTTTGAACCCGCCATAAATTACAATGCTGGCACCGTTGATTTTGTTGCATTAACTATCAGAATTACAAGTATTTCCGGAACGCGCTACAACGAAGCCGCCGTTAAATTGTCAAGTTCAGGCCAAACAACAGGTATTTGCCAAATAGTTACAACGCTTCCCGCAGGTTCTACTGTTTTTGTGGCAACTTTTCAACCGTCTGGTGGCGGTACTGCAAGATGCGCTGCTTCTGCTGGTTATGTTTCCCAGTTGACCATTGAAGATATGGGTAGCACCTGATGAGAAAAACCCTAATTCTATTGGTGTTTTTAGGCTCGCTGACTGCTTGCGCAGACCGTGAACGACTCAACTGCCCACCAACCAAAAACAAAGCCCTACGCGGAGTAACCGAAACAATCACCCCAACAACACCAGCCCCCGCATACGGGACAGGCGGAAAGTGCGTATGAAACCCGAAAACAGACTAAGCAACGAAGAAATAAAAGCACGTCTAATCTTTGTCGTAGCCATTGGCTTAACACTCGCATTCCTTGCTTCCATCTTGGCTCTGCTCTTCGGATTGCTATTCGTGACACAGCCTCTCGAAGTCTCAGAAAATGACAAATCGGCTTGGGCCGTATTGAGTCCCATGCTTGCTACCCTCACTGGCGGGCTCTTGGGGGTATTAGCGGGTAATGGTTTGAAGGACAGACCGAAAGACCCACCAGCACCATGACCGCTCGCAAGTACCCTTTTTTTCCTAGTTGGGACGGCAAAGCCACGTCACCAATTACCAAGAAGTTTTACGAGCTATGCAATAAACGCTGGGGCTTCACCAACCTTGGTATGTACGTCAATCGCCCAATGCGCGGGTCTAAAAACCTAAGTGTCCACGCCAGTGGTTACGCAGTTGATATGGGCTTTGCACCAACTCGAGAAGGCAGAGCCAAAGCCAAAGAGGCATGGACATGGCTAGTAGAAAACTCAGAAATTCTCCTGCTGGCCGAGCTGCATGACTACAGTTTCCGCAACCCTGCACAGCCCGAAACAGACAAAACCGCCTGGGGTCGTGGATATCGCTGCAGTCGTGGCCCAGGGCAAAAAGGCGTCAAGCTGTTTACCGCTTCGGACAATGCCGGCACACCAGGTGGGGCTTGGCTACACGCTGAAATCTCTAACGAATGGGACGAGCAAGGCGGAGCCGAGGCATTTGAAAAAGCATGGCGCGCACTTCCTAAGCCATAAAGGATTCCCAGACACTGTTTGAGCGGTGCTGGGGCTAGGTGGGGGGCGGTAGTTTTGTTTCCATTGGACGAAATCCCCCACCGACTTCGCAAATTGTGTATAGTAAATCCAAGCCACTCAAATGGCTCGAACAAAGGAAACCACATGATTGACCACAAAGGCCATGTATTAACTAACCGCTTTGCTGGTGTTTATTGCGACACTTGCGAAAGAGCAGTAGAACACGACCCAAGCAGATGCGACAACTGTGCCGGCACTGGTAGCCGTGAGCGTTGGACTAACGCCTATCACGGGCGCGGTAAGCCCTACAAATGTGGCAAGTGCAAAGGCACTGGAATTGCTACGCCAACACCATGCAATGACTGCCAACAGCCTGCAGGAATACGCAGCTGCAAATACACACAAAATGTTCCCGCTGCCTATTGCGCAAATTGCTACGAAATCAGGTTAGAAAATGACAAAACTAACTAACGGCTACGAGCCCGCTTTCGACTTCAAAGTGGACATGGCCTACGGCAAAGCTGGCGAAGCCGAGCTAATCGAATTCTTTGACGCTGTACAAGGCGCTCAGATTGAAGTCAAATCAGACAGGTACCGCAATGGCAACATGGCCGTTGAAACCCAGCAGAACCCCGCAGGGCGTGGCTGGCAGGACTCTGGGATTAACGTCACGACCGCAGCTTGGTGGGCTTACCGTTTCGCCCCTGGTGCCTTCACTTTGGTATCAGTACCCAGGCTTAAAAAGTATCTACGCATGAACCGCGACCTGCTACAAAAACGGGATTTCGCTAGAGGCTCAGATAATCCTTCTCGAGGCTTTGTTCTCATGCCTAACCAAGTACAGGAACTTATGACTAGCGAATGGTACGACAAATGACCTACACACACGAGCAAATGGTCATAGCCGTGCTATTCGGCTGGTGCCTTTCCTGGGCTTATTTCAAGCTCGCCAACCGCTACTGGAATAAGTGATGCTTCCCACATGGGGCTATATCGCCCTA